GGGCACCAATGAAACAATCTAAATATCAATGGAAGAGTGACAAAACTCGTATGCTCCGGATGCTCCGCGCTTCGCTGGCCGTCAAGATTAAAATGGGATGGAGTCGGGAGTCCGGCGCCGGCTTCATCGTTGCTGACATTGACGGCACCCATCTTTACAATGCCTCAAAAAGAATCTGGATCAATTTTGTATGGGACCATCATCAGGTTTTTTCTACTGCTGATCTCAACCTCAGAGAGACCGAGGAGCTGATCAAATACCTTGAAACTAATTAACCCTGGCCGGCGTGTTCCGGCCTTGTACGTTCTTTGGGAGTGTGCCGGTCGGCGATAGTACAGCCTTTCAACGCCACTGGGGGCCGGCGCACTCCAACCTTAACACAAACAGGAGGTAGTCAATGAGAACACAGTACTCAATAATTAAGAGAGCATTAAAAGAGATCCTCGAATCAAAGGAACCTCTGCTTGAGACGGTCCTTTTATCGGGGAAGGCGAACGCAATTACTTCAATCGGTTATCGCATGGGCCTGAAGGTTTGGGTGCGCCAGTGCCTGATCTCGGATCCATATACAATGAAGGTTGAAAAAATTTGGAAGGTTGGAATTAAATCTCTTCCGGATAAAAGGAGATGACATGGATATCAAAAAACATGACTGCATTAAGAACTTTCTCACTGACGATATGGGTATATCTGGCACACAGGTTGTAGTCAAAGGCCACTGTGAAATCTGCTGTTACCGGATGACAATTCTCTACCGGTACATGGGCACCTATGACCGTGACACACTGAAGAAACTGGACCCCAAGCCTGGGGCCGGCAGCTCCAAGCGCAAGGGAACCAAGGCGCTCGAGATCTCCTAAGCCTAAGACATATCTGTCACAATGGGGGAGGCCAGCCGGTCTCCCCTTTTTTTTACGTACCCCACGTTTAGTGTCTAATCTGACACAAAAAATAATACTTGACATATCTATCACACCTTTGATATGAATATCTCCATGCCCTACCAAAATCAAATCAAAGTTAGGCTCAGGGAGATTGGTCGTAACCAAGAATGGTTGGCCAGAAAGACAGGAATCCGGCGCGACTATCTAAGTAAAATCATCAACGGACATTTCAAACCTAATGTCTATGATGCGCTCACTATTTCCACAGCTTTAGATTCATCGAACGAATTCCTCTTCTCTCCTAAAGGGCCACCGGAGGAAACCAATGAACGGAACAGCCAGCAAGACCCAAGAATTCCATCCTAGAGCAGAGAGGATAGATCCTCCTGTTGAGGAGATCAAGACAGATGATGTCTACGTCGTACTCCATGAGATCAACACCCTGGCCGGCCAGCTCTTCGAGATGCAGCTCCAGATCAATGAGAAGATGATCAACTCTCCCGCCGCTACCGGTGAGAAGAGGGGCACCTGTGAAGAAGGCAGGGACACCACTCCTCGGCACCTGCCGGCCTTTGTGAAGCTCGGACGAGAGGCCATTTCCAAACTAGGTCTCATTCAGAAACTCCAGGCACATCTCAACAACCACATATAAAACCGCACATCAAGCGCCGGTGGACCGACACGCTTGGGCTGCGCCACATCCCCCTCAGTCCGACACGCTCGGCCACCTGGCGCTTATAACTATGACCATAGGAGGTATTAATGGCCAACAAGAAACCGGTTAAGAAGCCGGCAAAGAAAACAGCGAAGAAACCTATCAAGAAAGCAGCTCCAATAACTGTAGAGAAAGAGACGGTCGGGCAGCCGATCGAAGAGTCTTTCCTCCAGGAGGAGCAGCCAAAGATGAAACAGCCCAACCTCTATGGTGCTGCCGATCAGATCCTCAACACACTGGAGACAGGACTCACCGACTGGAGGGACACACTCAAGAAACTTATGAACAGGAAAGAGAAAGTGGAGGACCTGATTGAAGAGGCAGAGAAGATGATCGATGAATACTCTACGTCCGTGAACAACCAGGTTCAGTTGGCCCCGAAGTTAGGGGACCCTGCTCCTCCGAAGAAGAAAACTCCGGAACAAGTTGGAGAGGAATTCCTTGACAAACTGGATCCCAAACCTCAAGGGAAGAAACCGGCAGCCAAGTCAAAGAAGAAGGGCCTGGATCCTGCAGGAGATCCCATCAAAGGGACAGCCGGCAAAGGGATCAAAGAGTTCCGGACTCCCCAACTGCTGGCCACACTGGACAAGGTATGTAAAGTTGGGATGCTCCTGCAGCCTGACTTCCTGGAGGCCAGGTATGTGATCAAAGAGATCATCGGGCCCAAGGATACAGTCGTCTCTTCCATCACCATGGCACTTGTCGATTGTCCTCCATGCTTTACGCTGCTGCTGACTACTCCGGATCCGACTGCAGAGCAGAAAGAAATGTATGTGCACAACCTGATCATGGTAGATGAAAGGATCCAAAGTATATTCATTGATAACAATGAAGGATTTGATATCTGGAGCCACAGCAACGACGAGGGATCGGATCCATACTGATGGCAGCCACAAAGAAACCGGCAGCCAAGAACAGTAAGCAGACTACTTCTGCCGGCAGCTCCGGCCGACCTCAGAAGGACGCCCTTGCCAAGACAGTATCTCAACCACTGCAGGCCTTTCAGGTTGAGTCCATAGTTAAAAACACACAGGATCTCGCCATCATGGGTAAATACATGAGCGAGTCCGGCTTCTTCCCCAAGTTATCTACTGCTGCCAAGGCATGTATGGTCATCGAGAAAGGAAGGGAGCTCGGGATCCTACCTATCAGCGCCGGCCAGGTCATTCACCCCATCCCCACACAGGACGGTATCAAGCTGGCAATCGAAGCCAAGCTCTATGGCGCCATCGGCATGAACGCTGGTGTCCGGTGGAATGTTGTGAAAAAGGATGCGACCGGCTGCACACTGAAATTCCATTCGATCGTGGACCCGACGATCCCACCTCACACTGAATCATTCACCATTGAGGATGCTGCTCGAGCTAAGTTGGCCACCAAGAGTAATTGGGTGGGGTATCCCGAAGAGATGTGTTATAACCGGTGCCTACTTAAGGGGATGAGAGTCTTTGATCCAAGGATCTGCATGGGCCTCTATTCTGTTGAAGAAGTCAGGGATTTTGTGAAGATGGATGATGGAGATGGAGGAGAAGTCTATGTTGTTCCGGAAGATTCCCTTGCTGAAGAAACAGCTCCTCATGAAACAGCAGCAGAGAAACGTGGCGAGGGACCGTCCATCGATCCGCTTGTTGAAGATTTCAGTGTCATTCCCGAAGGAACTACTCAGGATCCCGACAAAGCAGAGGACCTCGGGCTTGGCCAGGCCACCGAACGCCGGCAGCAAGCAGCGATCGATCCGGATCCTCCCGATGAGGGATTCATGCCCTTCGATGATGAACCTACCACCGAAGAGCTGAGGCCTGGAACCAGGGACCTGGCGCCGGCGACTCCAACGGATCCACAGATCCTCATCTACAAAGGGATGATCATGGATTGGATGCAAGTCCAAGGATTCGCTCATCTCTATCCTCAGTTCAAAGAGTGGCTTGCCGTCTTCCAAACATCTCGAACCCCCATGAAGAGCTTCGTTGCTCGGAATCAGTTTGGCCACTGGAGCTTAGAGTCAGGATCCAAAGAAGATCTTAAGATCCTGGCCGATAACCTCAAGTGGACGATGGACCAATTCATTGACTACTGCTTTACTGTGCTCAAGCTCGAAAGGGTAGGCTGCCACACTCCTCCAGAACCTCAGGAATAATTATGCCAAAGAGGATCCACGATAAGCACAGAGTCTATCATCAATACAGAAACGCTGCCGGTCAGCAGGTACCCAGTGTTACCACCATCACAGGGATGCAGCTCGGAGGCTGGAAGGCAGACAACCTAAAGAGATGGGCCAATCGTATGGGCCTCCAAGGGATCGACACTGAGAAGTACACCGATGATAAAGCAAAGATCGGAACGCTGGCTCATGCCTACTGCACCGACTATCTACTCAGAAGGAAAACACTTGAAGATGATTACTCCAAGTCTCAGATCGATGAGGCGCGGAGATCCTTCAGGGGATTCCTTAAGTGGACCAGACTCCACAAGGTTGAGCCTCTACTTATCGAGCAGCGCCTGGTATCTGAGCAGCTCCAGTATGGTGGGTGTGCTGACATCTATGCGCGAGTAGATGGCGTCTTCGAACTCGATGATCTCAAAACAGGATCCGGAGTCTACATCGACATGATTCCACAGGTGGCTGCTTATGCTCACCTACTGGAAGAACACGGCCACCCTGTCGATCGCATCCGGATCATAAACATTCCGAGATCCGAAGATGAATCCTTCACCGATCCGGAAGTCACCTCAATGATCGAGCTCGGCTGGAAATTATTCCAACGTGCACGATACAATCACCAAGACTACCTAGATCTCAACAGAAAATGGAGAGGATAATATGGCTGACTCAAACTCACTAAACGAATTCACCTTAATCGGATTCGTTGGCAAGGATCCTGAACTCATTCAATGCAAGGATCCTGGAAGAAAATTCTGCTCAATAGATCTCGCCACTCAAGAACGATACAAAGGAAGAGAGGAGCCCAAAGTCACCTGGCATACCTGCCAAGTATGGGGGATTAAGATGGGACCCTGGGCTGCCGGTGCCGTAAAGAAAGGGATGCAGATCTGCGTCAAAGGAAAACTCTCTTCTCGTATACTTGACATCGATGGAAAAAAATTTAAACTTGTGGACCTGAAGGTAGAAGAATTCATTGTCCTCCGTCAAAAGAAAACTGCTGATCCCCAACCTCCTGCTCCTCCTGCTCCTGTAGAACAAAAGGATCCGTACTAAAATTATGAGGGGAGCCGACCTGGACCTCCTTAGATCGCCTGGTGTCGCGCCAAGCTGTCCGTTTTCCGGACTATCCTGCCAGGGAGTGCTCCCCTCTTTTCTCAGAACCAAGAAGGAAGATGGTATAATGAAGAGGGGGAGGTAGCAGATGCCAGAGTGGAGAAAGCTGTATAAAAACATCTCAGATTCAAAGAGATTGGGCGCGCTCAAGTCCGATACATCTCGACTCTTATACTCCTGGCTTATGCCGTGGACCGATTGCGAAGGCCGGTGCACAGCAGATCCGGATCTATTAAAGGGAAAAATTTTCCCGAAAGTAAAATCAATTCGAGTGGCAGATATTCAAAGAGCTCTCAATGAGCTGCATAATTCTGACTTGATCCAAGTGTATGCAGCCGATGGAGAATTCTACCTTCAATATCAACAACCACAATTCGATGAACACCAGAAAATCCAGAAGAAAGAGGACGGCACACCTAAGAAAGAGGCCCAAAGTAAGATTCCAATGCCAACACCCCGAGACTCTGGAGTTACTCCGGAGTCCTCTGTAGTAGATCCTCTTAGATTAGATAAGATAAGATTAGATAAGATAAGAGAAGAGGAGAGTTCTCCGATAGTCGAAGAACCTCCACTTCCCTCTCTCACTGATATTCAACAAGTGTGGAATATATTTGCAAAGAAGTATGAACTTAAAATTCTCATATCAATTAACAAGGGATCCGAAAGAGAGAAACATCTTAAGGCTAGGTTACTTGAGAGTGCATTTAATTTTCAGAAGATCGTAGACTCTGCTGCCAAGCAGGACTTCTTCTTTGGGAAGAACGAAAGGAACTGGAAACTTACATTCGATTGGATCATAAAGAATCCAGGAAACTATGTGAAGATCCTAGAGGAAAACTATATCAACGAAGATCAGAAGAAAAGAGAATTTATAATGGAGGGTGAGAACAATGAACCGTACTGAATTTAAAGAACAGATGGATAAGCTCTTAATATTCTATCGGGATCCACCTCCAGGATCCAATGAGCTCTACTGGAAATCTCTATGTGAAACATCCTATAAGACATTCGAGAAAGCCTGTGATGTTATCATCAACACATACGATAAAGACTCCTTCCCTAAGCCGAAGGTCTTTAATGATGCGGTCGCTGAGGTTTCAAAGAAAGGAACTCCATCTCCACCAGCCAACTCAATCAACTGTCCATACTGCCGTGGGATAGGACTCTCAATACTTGAGGAGAAAGGATCCTCAGGTGTTGCTCATCCATGCTCCTGCAGGAAGGGACAAACATATCAACTTTCTTTTGATAAAGCTCGGATCAAAGCAGAGGCCAGGCGTAGAGAGATGATGCCGGAGAACATAGAAGAGGAGCCTACTCTTCCAGAGACAGCTCCGGATCCATATTAGGGGGAACAATGGACATTGTAATTTATATGAACCCCACTGACTTTGAGCACAAAACCTCACTTCCAGTTATCTACGCATATTGGGAAATGAGGCGATATCCCAAACGCTTCGGACCTCAAGATAATATCTATATTGCTGCCAAGGGAAAGGTCCAGGGCTTCGTTGAATGTTACGAATACAATCCAGACGGATCCACAGAAACCATAGTGTGGAGCTCCGATACATGGATGCCTCTCACTGAAGACGTCCCATGTAAACCCTTCAGGGGATTCAGATACAAATGGTGGAGGAACAATGAAAGTAATCGCACTTGATATCGATGGTACAATTCTCAAGTTGGGAGCCTGGCAGGGGATCGATCACTTTGGAAAACCTTTCCCTCACGCAAAGAAGTGTCTTGATTTTTTAAAGAAACAGGGATTCACTATCATCATCCACTCCTTCAGGTTAAATCCGGATATAGATGATTGGCCACTGCCACGCCTCCGGATGAACGTCGAGGATATCCTTGGCCAACATGGGATCCCTTATGACTACATCTTTACAGGGATTGGGAAACCACTGGCTGATTTTTATGTAGACGATCGAGCTGTTCACTTCACTGGAGATTGGGAGGCCACGATGAAAGAGATCATAGGGAGGGCAGCACGATGACTAATTTAATGACAGAGATCCAACTGGAGATCCCACGAACACCGCCATCGTATAGTCAGATCATACGGATGAGGGTTAGAGATCGGATCCAGTTGAAGAAACTCTGGAGGCAAGAGGTTCAGGTTGCAGCTATGGAACTTAAAGAACTGGAAACGACAGGTCCACATGCCACATGGAAAAAGGGATTTAAAAATATAACGATCAAACAATTTCGAACGAGACTGATTAGGGATCCGGATAATTTATATGCCAGTATTAAGCCGATCATGGACGCGCTTAAACACGGTGGCCTAATCATCGATGACGACTTTAAAAATATTCATCTCCAAGCTGTAGTCCAATCAAGGGCAACAGGTGAATCTTTAGTAAAGACTGTGATTATTATTTCGGATCCGGAATAATATCCTAATCCTTCTTGTCTGTTTTATTATGTCCAGGTGAGGAATAAAGGGACCTCTGCTGGATAACCGCATCTCTTTTATTATCATGGCAACCAACTGTCTCTCCGGTTTCTTTGTTCCGGACACAGGTCTGTGATCCTTTTCTGAATGTTTCCCACGGCATAGGTACCTCCTATAATACTCGTTCCACATGGCCACAAATGAGTGGACATTTCTTTACGATCTCCCATCCCAACCTCTCATACTTACAACATGCAGAGGTGAGGACGAGCTTTGCTTTTCCACAGTTAGGACAGTCCTGCTGGAGTGTCATCCCATCACTCTCGGTCTCTGGGACCATATCAAGGCTATCGACACCCATGGCAGCTCGAGCATTGTCGGCACGTGTATCTATTTTCCGATGCCTTAATGATATCAAACATGAATTTCATTTCCGTGACTTTCTTCATGGTGGGTTTCTCGTAGGACTTCTTTTTTTCTTTCATCTTTCCTCCAATATTGACATGCCTGGATCCGGCCATGGTGTTCAAGTATGTAGTTTTTAAAGGATCCATTCTTATGACTATCACAGTGAGAGTGATTAACCTTCACTCCCTTGTGGAATATACCACATGAGCAGCAAAGTTTCTTCTCTCCATGTATGTGCTCATATAAAACAATCGGATCATCTCGGCGCTGCTTTAGTATGGATAGGATCTCATTAATAGACCCTTTGTCTCGCCGGCCCCAAAAGAACTCAAGGAGATAATGAACATACTCTGATACCAGGTGGAATCCTACCAGGATGGTGACAAGGACGGCCCAAAGATCAGTTTGTTTTACCATTCTTCACATAGTTCCATAGGTTTCCAATGTTTTCATCGGTCCTTTCTACTGCAGTAACTAAAAACTTATGCCTCTCCACCAGCTTTGTGAGCTCCTTCCCTCTGCGTTCGCACTCTTCGCTATGACCTGGTATCATCTCGAGATCGATCTTACCGTTATTCTTTTTATCCTTGACTGCTTTCCACAAGATCCCAAGGATGATCACTATAATCACAAGGATATTTGTTATGATTCCAATTAGTTGTTCGTTCATGCACCTGTCCTTAATTAAATTCTTTTACCATCTTACGCCCTCGATCCATGAGGCCATTGGTTTTGGCACCACCAGGTAGGCATTGTCTATGTGGACAAGAGTCTTTGGAGGATTCATGTTTATGTATGAAGTGACTCCGATCCTGAATTCAGGGAACCGGTTGTTCACCAGCTCTACAAATTCCAAACACTCCGGAGCTGTATTGAAGTCATTATCAAGGGCCCAAAAGAAATGGGGAGAGCAGCAAGCCTTTGTCTTTCCACCGAGAACTAAGTTGGCCTGGTACCTGGAGCACCGGTATCCTCCACCTTTACTGATGGGAATCGGTCTTCCCCATTCGTCCCTGCAGACCTGCCACTTCTGAAAGTTGCTGGCATAGAACGGAGTTGTCAGCAGATCCGGAGGGAGCTGGCCACAGCATGGACACTGAAACTCTTTGATGGATATATTTATTCCTGGGAAGATGGGCTCACTCATTTCTTTTTCTCCTCCTCTATATCATCCATCATCTTCTGGATAAATATTTGGATCCGATCGACGGCCTTGTCTGCATCTTCCTCTTTCTCGAATGGCTTATCCCTCATGAGCCTATTGAATTCTTTGACTGTAAAGTTCATCCTCCACATCATTCGTTTTTCTGCCCTGTTTCTTAGGTATGGAAGAGTAAACCACCGGAAGAAGTGAGCCATCTTTCCCATGTCCTTGTGCATGGCCTCGATCGCTTGCTTCCTTTTCCCCGGGGTGTCTTCAGCTACTACCTCCAGCATCCGGAGGATCCTCTTAAGGGAATACTCAAGGATGTCGGTACCTATCTTGGCCGAAGACTCAAGGCCTGGCCGGTAGATAGGCTCACCTGCAGGATCTGTATTCTGAACCACTTCATAGATGAGCTGCAGGAAAGGATGGAAGTCCCACTTGGCCCTATCTATAAAGCCTTGGATCTTATCGGGCTCATTGGCCAACGTCCGGAACCGGTGCCAGTATCTCATAAGCACGTTGTCCGGGCTGCTCATGTATTGGACCAGCTCTTTCTCTTCGCCGTCGCTGATCACGTCCTTGGAGTATCTCAGTCCGAACCGGTCTTTCTTATATCCCAGGACCTTTGTCATAAACCATTCTCGTATAAGCATCCCACCGACCAGGCCTATAATGGCCTTGCCCATGGCGCGTTGATATCTCTTGGATCTGCCAGGCCCTTCCGGAATGGATCCATCGATAGGATCTTCGAAGAGATCTCCTGGAGGAAGGGCTGCGGATCCGGTGGCCTCTTTCTTTCCCTTGAACAACATCCTGCCAAACTCTTTTACCATCTCGGACTGAGCTGAGATCATCGAGATCCGGAATGAAGGAGTGAAGAGAACCTTGTTTAAGATCTTCCGTGTGGCCGGAGGGATAGAGGCATAGTCGGCATGGAGCTTGGCTGCGATCTGAGCTGCCTCCATCGGAGTGGCACCTAGACTGAGCTGGTGATGGTACGTGACCAGCCTGATCAGGTTGTCACCCCACCATGCAATCTCCCATGACCAATGATATGGATTAATCTTCTTGAACCGTTGCCAAAAGTGATCCTTGTTTATAAGATCCTTTATCTCTTTATCAAACTGCTTCCATCCTGGAGTGAACGGAGTGGAGAATCCTGCCCAGTAGTGCATGTTCCAATAGTGTAGATCCTTGTTCTTCATGCTGAGAGCTGCACTTCGAAGAGCTCCCGGGGTCTTCCATGGAGACAATATTCCTAACCAGAAATATTGGATTGCATCGTACATCGGAAGGAAGAGAGGATTGTAGAACTGCAGCACTTTGACAGCTCCAAGAAAAGCTCCGAGCTTAGGGTGCATGAATCCTTGTTTGGTAAGATTTCTCTCCAGCCAGGTCGTCAATGCCGGATGCCCCTTGTACCCCTTCAACGATGGATATCTTTTTGTGTCGAATGACTGAAAAGTTTTCGGAGCCTCATCTGCCGGCACGATCATCTTGTCAGTTTTGGCAGCTCTGAAGGCATCGGCAAGGGCAGACTTGAGTCCGACCTGGTGGCCGTAGGCAGCCATGACTCTTCGGGCATCGAGATCTACCGGCTTTATTTTCCCCTCTTCCAAAAGCTCTTTGGCAAAAGCCTCCATGTCTAAACTCTTTCTCTTTTTAAAGAATTCAGATATCACCTTTACACCATCGGCCGGATCCGAATCCCACCAGGCTTGCATCCAGAGCTTCGGAATGTGGACATACCTTGTTCCGGACTTCTTCAGGAATTCGATGGAGTTCTCAAGCTGCTTGATCTTGTCTCGGATCTTCTTCCCCCTTTCATTTGAAAGGCCACGCTTTTTCAATACATCATTGTAGCTTGAGATCTCACCCTTCATATATTTGATTGCACTATAGGGCCAGAGGTCATCGATGATTCCCTTCCTCTGCAGCTCTCTTCCCCATACATCAAAGAAGGTTCGGACTGCTCTCACTGGAGCATGGAACTTCGTCCTGTCTGCCGGTGTCATCTGTCCGAAGTGTCTCCTGGGAGTAGAGGCAACAAACAATATGCGCTGCCAATCAGAGTCTGAGAGATCCTTAAACTGTTTCATCATTTTTTTGATCTGATTCTTTACCTGCTCCAGGACAGCGTTTGTTCTAGGGTGAAGGGCCTTGAGTGCCAGGCCGGTCCGGTCAGCTCCCAAAGATTTAAAGTGTGGCTCGATCTGGAAGAACTTAGAGAGTTGGGGCCCATACTTTTTAATCTCGGATCCGAAAGGGAATCCGGAATAGAGCTCCGTCTTATCTTCCGTGGGATCTGTCCACTTCTGCCACTCTTCTTTTGACTTTGTTTTTACGTCTCGAATAACTTCCTTCATAAACAATTCTTGCTGCGCCGGCGATAGGATCTCACCGTACTTACCGATGAAGGCCGGACTCACCGTAAGCTTATCTTCTATCCCTAGTTTCTTCGCATAATCTTTTATACTTTGGATCCGATCTCCAGTGATCTCTCCAAGTTTTTCAGTGTCACCAAGGGGAGTCTTCACTGAGACTTTAACGAGATAGGACTTCCCTTTAGGGGGTTTTACTTCTGTTGCTGCAGGAGATTTCTTGGGGCTTCCAGGAACGACAGGATCTTGACGTTTCTGGAGCGTCGTCTTTTTCGGCGAAACTTTAGTAGGCTTTTGCTTGGGGATCTCCAGTTGACCAGCCTCTTTTTCAACTAAGTCTAATTGCTTTGGCGCCGGCTTCCCGAACTTGGGCACGATCGTTTTGGCCAGCTTGATTGGAGGTGTCGGTGGAGGTGGCGCTGCCGGTGCACCACTCCGTGGGGCAATCAGTTTCGGTTGAGCTTCGGCATCACTTTCTCTCCAGAGTCTCCGGATCCCCTTGTTTAATGCGTCCCTGGATCCTACTGCTGAGAGCTCCGAGAAGAGATCCACACCAAATTCTTCTTCAAATTGCTTGGCAGTCTTGACAGCTCTGTTCGTATAGACCGTTGGGTTTTCTACACCAGATTTCTGTGCTTCGACTACGTTGTTGTACCATTTGTGGCCAACGTAAACCATCCTCTTGAATGGATCGGCTTTCAGGGAGGGGATCGCCGTGTCCTGGACTAAGGCAAACTCAGGATCCTCTTCTATCTTATTCAAGAGCTCCTGTCTCTCGACGGCCTTGTCTACTTCATACTTCCGGATCTTCCCACCATAGGCATTTCCCTCGGCAATCTGAGCTGCATCAATCAGGACCTCATCGACATCGATGTCCGGATTATATTTCGGTATATATTGTTTAATCATGGCCATGGCGTCGGGATCAAGTCTCCTCTCAAGCGCCGGCATGGCCTCCAGCTCTTCCATCTCAGCGACACCTCTTGCGATCTCGCGGTCCATATCTTCTTTGCCGGCCAGGTCCTCTTCTGCAATTCGAGCTTCAACTTCCTCACCTGAAGGCTCCGGTTCCGTCTTTGGTCCTGGCTTCAGAGCTGCATAGAGCTCGGAGATTGATTCATAACCAAGGGCCTCGGCCACAGTATCAGGGGATTCTCCATCCTTGTTCTTCAGCCTATTGTCAAGTTCTGTTTTATATTCTGTGATCTCCCCACCTTTTCCTGGAGATTTAATTCCACGTCCGGAGTATTCGTACACACGGTACCACTCATAAGGCACCGGCTTTGGCCACCTCCGGCCACTAACAAGGCTTATCGGCATTGAGACACGTCCTATACCTGATACTTCATACGTGGCCATTGTACGCGCTCTCCGTCGCTTTAAGGCAGCCAATTCTTTCTCTGTGTCAAGGTCCGATTGCCGGAAGATATCTGCCTCTCTCTTGGCCATAGATTCCTCGGTCATTTCTTCCGGAAGGAATTTGACAGGGATCCCCATTTCATGGGCCTCATCTAACAGATCTTCAGGACGAGCGCCGGCCTTTATTCTTTCGGCCAGGTCTGAGCTTTGAGCCTGGAAGAGCTTGTCCTCATCTGCCATCTCTTCCGGAGTTTTTTTTGGGACCAGGCCAGGCGTCGGCGCTAGAGCAGGAGTCTTCTGTAAATTTGTTATATCGAAAGATCCATCGGGCAAGGGCTTTACGTTTATTGTGTTTGCTGCAGGGGCAGCCTCGATCTCCGGAGAGATCCCTTGTCTGGCCGTGGCGATCGCTGCCTGGATTGGATCTGTTCCTGGAGGAATGACTTCAGGTTTTGTTGTGACATCGAAGGCACCGATCCCGAGCTGAGGGATCTCTCTAGGTGGAGGTGGTTCTATTCCGGATCTCACTGTGGCCAGAGCTGCGACCGCCGGATCCGTAAGCGGAGGAATAATCTCCGGTTTCGGAGTGGCGATAAAAGGACCAGGCCCTTTGAGCTGGCGACCTGCAATCGTTGGGATCGGGAGCTCCGGTTGCGCTGCAGGGATCTTCTGGCCAGGCTTGATCCCGAAAGGAACTTCCGGTGTGACTCGGCCGGCTGCCACTCCTGCTGCCCTTTCTGCTGCGGTAGGATCATAGACTCTTGGGACGGTTTCGCCTGGTGGACGGTGCGTTGGTTCGGCTTTGAACTTTGCAAAAACATTTTTTATATTCTTGGATAGACCACTGTATGCAGCCAGATCCTTCCCGATTAAATCAAATTTGGCACGAATATTATCCAGCGTCGCCTTGTCGACACCAGCCTTTTCCATTCCCTTTGTCCACTTGTTGAATCCAAATTTAAAGGATTTATAAGAAATGGCTTTGCCGGCGATTGCTGCAGCAGCTATGTCGAGACCGGTCTCTCCTAGATCCACGGCCATCCTCACCCACCAGGGAGCATCCTTTATTCCTGGGATTACCTCACTAACCCTCCGTTCTGCCAGTGGATCATACTTTGTTTTCTCAGCGACGGCGTGGCCTACGTTCTTCATTTGCTGGAAGATCTCATAGAGCGCCATGTATGGAGCAGCTCCTGGAATAGTGGCTGCAATCAAAACGGCAGGGATCTTGCCGACAATTTTCTCTGACCAATAATTGACATTGGGATCTCGGGACCAGGCATCTTGGGCCACTCTGTAGTAGCTCGGTTTCCTGGTGGCCAGCTCCCAATCAAGGCCATGAGTCTCCACAAATTTTGTGTGCTCCGGAGCAGCCGGTCCGATGGTAGGAAGAGGTTTCTTTTCCTCTGGTTCCTCCGGCTTCTTGACACCGGAGAAGACTGCAGCTCGAAGTCCAGGATCCTGCGTTAGAAATGCCGGCAGCTCTTTCTTTACAAATCCCCCGATCTTACCAAGGGCCTTGCTTAAGAATGAATCACCTGGTTCCTTTCCGAGTGGCTGGATCTCTTCTTCCGGAGCTCGTCCGAAGATATTGCCCCATGGCATATCACTTGGGATCGGTTCTTGTTCTGGCGCTGGGCCCAACTTTAGTGGATCCGGAGGAGGTGCCAGGGAATCACTTGGAGGTCTCCCGAAGATTTTTCTCCAATAGTCTTGGCCGATGGCCATTATTTTCCCTCGATCTCCGTCCTCAATTCATTAATCCAGTAGATGTCATACCCGAGAATAAGTGCTTGTTCCCAATCAATATCCTGTCCTGCAGCAGCGTTTTCTCTGGCCATCTTATCGAATATTACATACTCCTGTTCTCCAGGAAGAATCTTTTTCCCAGTCAACTGTTCGATCTCTTTTAGCCGGCGATCGATCTTTCCAATCTTTGCTGCGATCGAGGCTTGCTGATCACTAAAGTATCTTCCTGTAGGAGCTCCGATCCCTGTGTATTTTTGGACTTGAGTGTCTCGCTCATTCCCGAGCTTTGTGATCTCAGTCTGGAGTTCCTTTCCTGTTTTCCCACCGGTGCCCTCTAGTTCAAGTTTTCCTGCAGAGGTTTCAGCCTCTTGCTGCCGGATCGGGATGGTCTGTTCGGCCACACCCACCTCTCTTGATCGAAGACCTTGCTCTGCTCTTTTGATCACGTCGCCGGCGTAGTCACCAATTATAGATTGGACTGCATCTAATCCAAAAACACCGATCGCTTTAGACACGGCTTCCTCGGTCGGTTTCTGATTGCTCATCCTGGCCAGGATAAGTGGAAGAGCTGTTGCCTCGTAGTCTTCCATCTGTGCACCGGCCACTTCCGGAGCTGGAGCCGTAAGCTCGCCCATCGGCAATCCGGCAGCCGTTCCCCTCCGGATATATTCTTGACCTGGGAAGGGAGAGCCTTTCACTCCACCCTTAAGGACGTCGCTGTAATCTCCGAAGATGGCGTTCATGGCAGATTGACTCTGAAGTTTTTCCTGGACTCCACCATAGGCCTCGTATTCCTTCAGCGACTTTTCCAGCCAGGCCTTTGTCTGATAATCCAGCATTTGTTTTTGGAACTTCTGCTGAGTTAAGTATGGCAGCATTTGTGCAAGAAACTTCTGTGCTCCCTCTCCAATACTTTTTAGATCTATTGCCATTACGCACCTCCCCCTCTACCACCAATTAGGTATGGCAGATAATAGAGCCAGCTCATATCGCCTCCGGTCCTAGATCCGGAGCCACCACCCATGAGCTGAGAAAGAATTGCTTGATTGTATGAGTTATCTCCACCACCTTGATTCATTCCAATGTATGAAAGAAAAGCGTTCATGGCTTGTTGTCCCTCAGACCTCCGGCCGGCGCTGAGGATCTCGGGGATCTGCTCACCCTGCATGAGTGTTCCGGTTAATCCTTGGACCATGCCGGTTGTTCCCATCAGTTCAGAGAATCGTCGGTTGAGATCATCGATGGCCAGCTCACGGCGAACGTCTCCGGACTTCTCTCTTGTTTCCCTTTCGATCCTACCCATTTCAGTTGCCTCGAATCCGGATCCCAACATTCCCATTCTTGACAGATCATCTCTTGAAGATTGTTTCTGTCCTCTTTCTCCGGCCTTGACTCCCTCGATTGCATAATTTATTACAGCCTGGCGCTCCTCAGGTCTCAGCCCCCTTGGATAATCCAGGAGCTCGTTGGCCCTTTCCATGATCCTAGCGAGTAATCCTTGGAGCCCTTCACCCCACTGGAATTCTCCACCGCCACCATCTCCATCGTCGTCATCATCTGAGGGGCAGCACCATATTCCACCTTTAGAGTCTGTGGTCCTCTTGTAGTATTTTTTGCAGACAAGATCGTATCCGACATCGGTAGCTTGGATATCTACATACTGATTTTTATTTGTGTCCCAAACAAAGTGGCCTTCCCAGTCACCGGATCTCTCAGTCCCTGGTATTTCTGCCCATGGTTCCTTTCCCTCGCCAAGGCCACCAGGAAATCCAACTTCATTAGTCAGTTGATATCCTCCGGAGTCACAAGGATTGCCTCCTGGGATCACCTGATCTGGACAACAATATTGCTTTTCCCCGATCGTCTTCAATTCGAATCCATCTCCACATTGACTTTGGCCGAAGGGAAGCTCATGTCCACCGGCACACGGTTCTGGTCCCTCGCCACACCCATCCAAACAAAGGTTATATTTAGCTGTAGATCCAGGAACTTGTCCTCGGGCTGCGTATTCATCCTCACATTTCTTTCGGCAAGTATCTGGATCGACGCCTCCACATCGTTTCATACATATGTTATAACCCTCGGAGTTGACTGGATATTTGAGTCGACACCTGTCTTTGCAGTCCTCGTCGCCAATGACCTCATCTTCATTCGGCTTTGGAGGATCTGGCTCCGAACACTGGACTGCTCCACCGGAGCAGGGACGCGGACTGTAAAACCTCTTTATTGCCCCACTTACCCATTTCTTGCAGCAGTAAATTTCTTTATCTGGAATTGCCATATCGGCCTCCTATCCTCTGGATATTGTTCTTGTCCCCCCAGGTGTAGTTCCTGGAAAGCTTTTTGTCAGAGCGTCAGTGATGAAACTCGTATCCATTTGTTGTCCCTCTGGCCAGCCCCAGTTTGCTCCCCTTTGCATCTGGTTCAACAAGGCCTGAAACATAACGCTGTCAGATTGGCCAGCGTAAGGACTTTGATATGGCTGCTTAAATCCTAAGATATCCATTTGTGACTTAAGATCATAGGCATCTGAGAGTGGATCCTCTTTTTTTCCGAAGAGATCTCCGAACAAAGACGCTGCGATCGCAAGGATGATGGGTAACGGATTCCCTGTGGCTGCGCTGGTTGCGCCGGCAGCTCCTATCCCACCTAATCCACCGTCACCTCCACCAAACAGGCCTCCAGCTCCTCCATCTCCACCAAACAGGCTTCGTTCGCCTGATGAGTAATAAGGGTTTATCGCCATTTTATCCTCCATTCATTAACATTCTAATCTCAGAGTAAACTCTGATTACTGGCCATTTGAATTTTGGCCAGTTTAAATAATTCTCCTGTGGAGAGTCTTGTCCCTCCGGCTTTACTTCTAATGCTTCAAACGGAAACCAGGAATAAATAAATCTCTTTCCTGCTTTGTTTGATTCTTCGATCACATGAGAGAGAGAAATGATCATCTCCCCCCTGTCTCCTTGTCTATATTGAGGAATTCCAGGACACACAAACTTACCGAAAGGAGATCCATCTGAGTTCCAGCCAAAGCCAGTCCATCCTGAATTTAGAACTGCCTCTAATCCATGAGCATAAAATCCCTCAAGGGTAGATGCTCCATGCTGCTCAGGGATACATGGCCTTTTTTCAAACTCATCTCGACCAAGCCACACCTTGTCACAAAGAGGGCACAGATGCTTGGATCCATCTGAGTTATATCTTCCAGAATAATAGGCGATGACGAAATCTGAGAGACTGCCGTCTAATATCAAGTGGTCATAATCTGTATGTTCAAGGATCTTATCTCCAACGTCCCGATTAAATTCAGCCACTTTATGAGCAATCGAATCTTTTCCATAATGAGCAGCTTCGTTTATCGGTTGGCCATAGGGCTTGTAGTCCTGGCCATAGACTTCTTTGATCCATCCAATGCAGCGCACCACAAGTCCTAAAACTATCGGACGTGCGTTGGCATCGTATTTGTCTGTGATTCCATTTACGTTTCCATCTCGAGAGAAAATATAATCATTGTACCTGTCCATAAAATAGATCGGCATGAAATCTAAGCCGTATTTCTTACAATATCGTGCAAGTTTTTTAAACTGTTCCTCGAATAGAGGATTGAGAAGAGTGAAATCAACCTGCCTTGAATTAACAAACATCCATGGAGTTTGCTTGAAATGGTACCAATTTTCATCATAAGGATACCCCACCCAAAGGAAAGATCGAACACAAGAGACACCTGCGTTTGCGGTATTCCGAAAGAGGCCGTCGATATCTGCATCTGGATTGTTCATCATCCAGGACAGCAAGCCTATATATCCAATATGGTTTTCGGAATACCTAGTCAAAGGGGAGTCTTCACTCGGATCCGGATAATCTAATGGATTTTTGTAGAGGTGAAAAGCTTTGCCGGTTGTTGGCCATTCAACTTGGTACCAGCCATCCCTCCAGGGTGTGACAGACCCACATCCAATAGCGTTGTCTAATACAAGATCTGGTTCACCGATCGAAAGAGGAGCTTGGCTTTCTCTCATTCGATGCCACACCTTATCACCATCTCGATAATACCAATGTAGACAATTCCGGCTGTCGTTTATGACAACCAGGTCATCTGCTCTGAACGGTAGCGGTCCTCCTGGGTACATTTTTTTCCTCCGTTAATACATATATCCAAAAACTTCGACGTCAAAGGTCATGGCCCCACCTTGGGCCGTGTTGACCGATATCTTAAATGTTCCGGCTGCAGCTCCTCTAGGGGCTCCAGCCATAACACTCAAGGTAGAATATAGCGTAACCCCAGTCAATGCCACGTGTGCAGAATCCGCAATCACATCGTTTCCTGCAGCGTTCCACCCAAAAGAACATTGGGCTGTTGTCAAATTCCCAGAACAATTCCGGATAATCACATGAGTTACGACAACACTTGCTCCAGGTGGCGCCGTGAAGATCGTTGTCTGCACGGGAGGAGCTCCTGGATTGAGATCGATCGCCGTCTTATATCCAATCAGCCCCATGTGTTCATGGCCGGTGTACCACAAGGCAAGGTTCGTAAGATCAAAGGGTTTGTTTGCACTAATATTATTGATCTGCAGTGACTTTCCTGCTGCAGATCCATCAATAGAATAATTTCCAGCTGGAGTATAAAGAGTCGAGTTAAAAAGTGCTCCTGTAGTTCCAGATGTTCTAACAACCGCCTTTGTTCCAGCGTTCATTAATTGACAGTTGCTGATGGTTCCTAGGAGATTTCTACAGGCATACCCATTCACTCCACCAAGTATTGTAGAATTGTAAGCATATCGATTATTCTTGAGCTCATAAATCCCATCTGTACCCCCATAAATAATCGAATTATAAATATATCCATTGGAATCCACAAAGACAATCCCATAATCTCCGGAGTACAACTCACTTGAAATTATAGTGCATTTACAGGTGTAAATTGCCCTTCCCCTTACGGCAGTTAGCCGAGAGTTTTGGATCCGGCCTTTATCTGAATCGTTTATACACCTGGAATTTGCGTTCGCATTTGTAGCCTGGACGAGGGTCAGTTTCATATCAGATCTCATAGTGTTCATAACATAACCGGATCCGGATATGATGACACAGTTCACAATAGAGCACGTGTCCTTATCTCCCACGGTTTCAGACCAAGCTCCATGAGCATTGTTATAGACGGTTCCCGTGTTTTCTATGGTGAGATTTGCAACTGTAATATTGGCAGCAGTCTTCGTGATAACGTATCCTGTGGCAAAAAGCCAGATCCTACACGAACTGGCATTTATCCCAACCAGATCAATATAAGCGGTGTCTAGGGTTAGCTGCTCATTATAGTTTCCTGGATAAACGAGAACCGTAACCCTGTTGGCTGCTGCAGGAGCAAGAGTTTTGGCTTGTGTGTATGCTGCTGCGATCGTCGCATAATCACCCTGTCCATTTACATCGGCAGTCACCATATTGACGGTTCCGACCAGGTTTCCGGCAAACTCGAGAGCTGTTTCTCCGGCATTTACGCGGGAAAAATCCTTTGCTTTACCGACAAAAGAGGCCGGAGTGTCCGTTAAGTCTAGCCAGGTACTACTGAGCGCTGCGAGGAAATCATCGATCTCCTGCTGCGTATAGTAGTGAAAATTCTTATCCATTAAAACGGTCCTCTCGGTTGCTTCATCTGAAAGAAATCAAAGTCCACGTCCACGGCGTTGTAAAGATTCCAGTTCGTCGCAAAGATACCACACAGCCAAACGTCCTGCAGGTCCGTAGATGTGTATTGGACGACATATGTGATCCCATCTGTGCTGTAGGAATACTCAAGAGCATTGTCTCCGTTGCCTAATCCTATGACACGGACTCTCAGCCAGATCGGAATCGTTGTAACTGCGTTTATGTCCTGCTCTCCACCGACAAGATCCATCACCTGCAGCCCATCCTTTCCAGCTCCGACATTTCGAACTCTTCGGTAAAGCTGGCCATCGTTCCAGGCTCGGACACCGGTCAAGTATATTCCTGCAGCAGTCTCATCGTTGACGGTCCAGGACTCGATCTTGGTAATGATTTCAAATACATTACTCAGGGGGGCCGTCATAGCCAGGGGCATATTTTCTTGACCTGTTACCCAATCCCCATTTGTTAAAGCTGCGATCACAAAAGTAAGCACAGTACCGGCCTCTGTGATGGATCCATTTCCGGCTTGATCCATCCAGGTCCAATGACGAGCTGCGTCTGAAAATGTATCTAAATATTTTGTGGCCTCATCGGAGTCCTCGAACTCGATGGCCGTCTCTCCGGAATTCACTCGAAGAAGTTTAAGGGCCTCACCGGTATATGCAGCCGGCGTATCAGTCAAGCCAAGAAGACTTCCGGATCCGATACTTAGATCTCCGGTGGCAGTCCCGATCCAAACTATATCTGTGTCGGTACAAAAGAAAAGTCGGCCGGCCTCGATCCCACCATAGGCCACTCGGTCGGCTTCTAAACATCTGACAATTCTAAGCATACCCATAATTATCTCCTATATGGAATCCTCTATGATCAGTGGAAAGCCAGCGATCGCATCCTCAAGTCTAATGAGAGCTGCCAGGGCCTGTAAAATTGTGGAACAGGTATATGTGATCTCATCTTCGAAGTCGAGATCCAAGAGCTGGTTCTTCCAGCAGGAATTCACTATATCGTACATTAGAAAGTGATGTCTGGCCAAAGTAGTAAGACAGGTAGGCAGGATCCCAAGAGCTCCAAGGAGCGCATCGATCTCTGATTTTGTATAGTAATTAGTGAGATCATCTTCACCTGCATTTTCATATAAGTGGATCTCCTTAACAACACCTGGCTTAAGAACTTTATCGCGGAGCTCCATTTCCTCGTTTGGTTCCTGGAGGAACTTTTGGTATTCGATCGCATCTTTATTCCGATCTCTTGGATTTGTCATTAGTCTGGAGCCACTCCATAATTGATTTTGAGATCCTTATTGAACAAAAGATCCATGCCAGATATCTTAACTTCTCCTCCGGTTTTTTCATTGTTTGTAAATTTAAGGCTTATGTACGTTCCTGGGATCCTGAGATTCTGCCTGGTCACAATATCATTCCGGAGAACGACATTATCCGATGGAGTATATCCATTGAAGGTGGCCGTGGCGATCGCTGTTTTTAACATATCTGCATAGATATCACAGGTCAAAGTCATGGCTGCAGGGAGCTCGTATTTAAGGAACATTCTCCGGACCACATTAGCCAGCTCTCTCATCGAGATCACATTAAACCAACCGGTTTGGAAGTGAGAGGAAATTGCTGCGCCGTCATCATCATATCCGGATCCTTGAATGTAGACATTCCCTTCGGCCGTACCGGTGAGGAACATCAGGCCATCGATCTTAGTTTTTGTGCTCATGAGAAAGGTGAGATCCTGAGGGAAAGTGTAAGCAGTAAACCATCTCTTAAAATAATTATAGACGATCGTTGTGTCAGGTTCTGTGTTAGATCCTGTAGGAACAGACATCCAGTATTCACCCTCATTGAAATTATGCCCTCCAACGATCTTGTCAAGGGCCTCCGGATTTATTGAGGCCAGAGTGACCCCCACAAGATCTGAGACTATCGGCCGGTAACAGGAATTTCCGTTGAAGACCTCGATCCCAAAGGCAGATTTCCAAAGCATGAATTTATCACACACCTGGACGGACCATGGAGAATCGGTTCCAATGTTCTGAGAGAGAGGCTCCAACTGATATAGAGAGGCTCCAACCTTGGAAAGTCTAAACATGGAATTATTCTTAAGAATATAAAGTTTGTCACCGAAGACTTTGATCTGTTTTATCCTATCGCTTTCCCTTGCCCTTACAGGAATGAAGTTGGCGTCTGCCATTTCTTCTGAGGTCCCTGTGTTAGTCCGGTAGAGATAGTTTTCATATCCTTCAACACCGGCAATCCACAGTTTGTTATCCCAAACCTCCATGTATGGACCGATCGGGGGAACACCTCGATCGTAACTCACCTCGGATCCACCGAGCAGGGTGTTATCATCGATGATATCTGTATATGTCGTAGTGGCATTATCGTCAATATCAGCCAGCCAGTAAAACCGTTCTCCTCCAGCCGTTGTTCTATAAATTCTTCTGGAGTTGCACTTTGGATCCAAGGACGTTGGGATCGCCGTAAGTAAGATCTTCCCTCCAACTGGATCCACCTGGATTGATTCCGGACCAGGATTGCTTTCTACTGGATAGTTTCCGGATCTTTGGAAGGTTACTACATATTTAAAAAGGCCACTGTGCCCCCATAGATTGGAAGAGTATTCAAATCCGGTGTTGTAGTCGTGGACTACAGAGAATCCAATAGTTTCATAAGCTGGTGTTGTACTGGTTCCTGTCGCTGAAAGAAGAACGAAGATCCCACCTCCACCGAGACCGTCAGAGACAATCTTAAAGGTGAAGTCGTCCTCATAGGTTACGGTGTAAGTTGAGGCTCCGGCAGCGTCGAGCTGAGTTTTTATCTCTGCTGCCATGGCTGCCGGCAAATAGGTGGCAGCTCCGAGCGTGGCCGTCAGCTCTACTCCGGCCGTCTCTTCAAAGTTCAGCTCATTATTCGTCGCACCGATGACGATGTTCTGGGATCCTGCCGGCGTCAGCGCATTTACCGGTGGCTGAAGGCCCAAGCTGTAAACAGAATCCCCTTCAATCGTCACCATCTCATCTAAGGCAAAGGTCAGTCGACCATCATCCACGGATCCGGCTGCAACCGGCCGGTTTATTTCTTTACTCGTCGAATAGATGGACGTGTATGAATTCGTTGAGAGCTCCCTGATATGAGCTTCTCGATATTTGAATCCATAGAGGTCTCCCTTAAACTCGATGAGATCTCCGTGGCCATGATTGGCCGGAGCTGCGTTTGTGGCGATATTTATTTCATTTACAAAGTCTGAGAGTAAGTTATCCCAATACCAAGTCTTGTAGGTCCTCGTTCCAGCCCAATCATTGAACGATGAAATGAACATCTTTCCATCATGCAGGGCGTTCCCCTGCACCATGCCAAGGGCCATGGATCCATTTTCCTCTGTCCAGGTAATGAGATCCTCGGATGAATAAATCTTATTGTCGTTTCCATCCGGCGCGACGGCTCCAACAACATTAAGAAATTTTGAAACAATAACCCAATGTTTTCCGTTGTATTCATAATGCCGAGTAAAGCCATAATCATCAATTCCTGTGCTGGAGTAGATCTCATTAAACCGATCATAAAGCGTTGCATTGAACCGATGGATCTCCCAGGTCCATTTACCACCTCCGTCTTTTACCGAAACAGCAAGATGAAGAACATTTCCGAAAGTAAATAATTTTCCAAAATTTCCCTTGACGCCTGGCGCATATGTCTGTGCTGAATTTGTGGCCAAGGATCCGGCACCGTCGTAATTTGCGATCAGACTATATGCGTTTCCGTCATAACTCCAGACATAAAATCCAATCGTCGAGATTACCAGGATCCAGAGCTTTCCATCCCATAGATGAAAATTAATCGCCGTCTGACCGGCTGCATTGGCTGGCATTTCCTCCGTAAAGCCCCCATCCCACCTAGCGACAAGATCATCTCCACCAAAAGTACCGACAAGACCCATGAAGATTTCATCGGCATACGTTATTCCACAATATCCCTGATTTACGTTCGGCGCAATAGTCGGGGTAAAGGTGTCTAAAATCGTCCAGGTAACGCCATCCTCCGTCTGCATAATATCAATCGTGGCTCCTGCAGATTGGTCAAAATGACACATCTTGTCTTGATAAAGAAATGGCGCATGAGGATCTACGAGGTAAAACGTATCCGAATCCAGCCACTGCCTGGTCCAAGTGTAGACATCTTCTCGGATAACAACTCCGGATCTTGTGACAATGATTATTTTTTCGGTGCCATCGGGATCCACATACCTAAAAATCCCACGGATAGGCTCACCGAAGGACGCGTAAGCTGCATCCAGCTTGGCATAACCTGGTCTTTTTATTCTAGATTTCCCATCCTTATCCGGCTTCCAATTATTGACGCTGATCACGTCCGGAAGAGGGACTTCGGAGGGTGGATCCAGCTCGTTTAACGTGCCGGCCAGATTCCAGATGGGTAGTATGTTTCGCTCAAAGGCCATGAGTCTACCCCTTTCCTCTAGGCTTGACCGATGGTTCTAACTGATGGCCTTTTGCCTGGTGTCGGACCTTGAGGATTGCTCATCTTCATGGCGACCGTTCCAAGCTCTTCGGTGTAAAGTGTGTTTATCGTAGTAGCGCCTTTGTCTCCATCTCTCAGAAACCAATACTTGAGCACATAGTAACAGAGCAGGTCATGAGCTGCCCATGGGAGCCCTGGAGAGTCTGTATCCTGTGTGAGGTTTGCTGTCTTCCGGAAGTAATATCCAAGGAGCTGGTTTACTGCATTGGCGTTCGCGATCGGAACGATAAAGATCTCATCAATATCTTTATATCCCCATCCTTTAACGGCAGACGGAGCTGCTGTTTGTCCCTTTACTTCATGAAGAAAATTGTCTGTTGGATTCAAGTAGATCAGTGGTACCGGCTTGGCGCCGGCTTGCTGCTGCATGATGGATTCGAACATCATAAAATTTTGGACATCGATGGCGTAGTTTCCGGCATAGTTAATAAAGCCGGCCAGATCCGTGGCAGCAAATCCGATCGTACTCCAGATCCCATTGGCGATATTTACGCCTGTGGCTGCAAGGAGTCCAAGAGTGGCATCGTTGGCGATCCGGAAGACTTTTCCGGAGTATGTGATCGTGTAGGTTGCTGCACCGGCAGCTTCCAGTTGAGTCTTAATTTCTGCACAGAGAGTGGTAGGAGTGTACGTGGCTGCCGTGATCGTGGCCACCAGAGCTGCTCCACCTTCATCGAAGTCGAGCTTTTGGTTCGCTGCTGTGATGACGATGTTCCCATCGATCCCGAGATCCGAAGAGATGTTGTATTCGCGCTGATTTATAACCAGGGATATATCAACCTCTTTTCTGAAATACCAGGGAACGGCATCGATCAGCGCCATCATGAGCTTTTCCTGAGCTCTGTTTATAATTGTATCGAGGTTAGCGTCAGTCCAGAGTCCAAGGGGAGCTTCTGTGAGCTCGTCCGAGAGGATCCGGATCTGATCTCTAATTTCTAGTCTGTTCATTTAAGCCTCCAGACATGGTAGGGGATCCCGAAGGACCCCCCCATGTTTTTAACCTTATGAAGGTTTAGGTCTTTTTTGGTCAGGTTTCTTTTCCTTTGGCACTAGGTCTTGGATCTTATGGCAGACCTCTCGGGCATCAGAAGGCACCTGTTTTTCCTTGATCTTCTCTCTGAGGAGATCTTGCAGGAGATAAATTTCCGCGTCCGTAAATGAGATTTCCTTTGGGGGTCCCTGCTTCGCGTTGTCGATCCAGGCCTTACCATCACCCATGTTTTGATAGTTGACCTTTTGCATCTCCTTGACTGACAGTTTTACCTTTTCCTTGATGTCATGGCAGATGTCAAGAGTAAGAAGATCTGCGAATTGTGGGAATATAAATCCCATATTCAGACGATCCTGAATTAAAAACTTCATCTTTCCTCCAGATGTATAAATTACCCTATGGGGCTATTGCCTCTGATCCTTTCAACTTCCTAGGCCGGCCGTGTTGCGTATGCCGGAACGAAGTAAGGTGTTCCTGCGCCATCCATTTCGATGTAGGCATCGGGATCTGTAGTCACGATTGTATTTGTATAGGCGCCAACATAAAAGCCATTGGTTCCATCGTCGTTTTCGAAGTCGAAGACGTTTGTGATGGCCCCATTAAAGGAAATGGCGTTGATCCAGGATCCTGCTCCAGAATCAATGAAGATTCCAAATTCTCTGTTGATGTTGTAGCTGGACGTGTTGAGCAGAATTCCGTACATGGTACCGGTGGCAGACTGTGAAACATCCTGCACCTGAATACCGACAATGCTTCCGGATCCGGTGGCTCCATGATCGAGCAGGAATCGAGCTGCACATACAGAAACTACAGTAGTTCCAGATCTGGTTTTGGCGCATACCTGAATACCCTCGACAAACTCAGATGCGGATCCGGCGTCTCGAAGATCTCCAGTAAATTCAGCAGCTCGGACTCTTGAAAATCCGGCGCTGGCTGATCTGTTTGTGACGGTACATTTCATGCCGATATCCGAGTTTCCGTCGGTACCGGTCATGGCATAAGAGGAATACCGAGTCAGGCTGATTTGAAGTGCAGATTGTCGAGCTCCCTGAGTCAGGTTTGTTGCATACGCGCTTACCTCGATGAATTTTGAGTTTCCATCGATGATTTCCTCTTCGAAGAGGATCTTCCCGACAAAGGCCGTGACAGATGAATAGGCAGTAGTTCCTGCCCCAGTAAATATTGTCCCTCTTTCCTGTCCACAAGCATCAACGGTTCCGCTTATTGTTAGAGTCTTTGCTGAAGCGACCGAAAAGGATCCACCTTTCCGGATGACCAGGTGAATATTGGCAGGGACGGTTGTGTCGTCTGAGATGGTTACGGCCCGATCCACAATGATTGTGGTGGTGTTTGTACTGGCTCTGGCTAATGCTGTGGCAAAATCCTCAAAGGTCAGAGGAGCATTTATTCCAGTTTGAGCGTCGTAGTTGTCGTAGTTATCGTGGACCTGAAGGTATGAATCCGAAACCATCATGATTTTATTCGATGAACCAACGTGTCTTACATACATAATTTGTTTACCTCCTGATAGAGTGGACCATCCACCCTATCTAATCTTGAATATTCCGTAGACCGTAAAGATCACGGAAGTGAAAGTTGCAATCACCCAGGCAAGAGAGAGCTGATCTCCCAAGTTGGATGCCACGTTGATCTTTTCATGACCGATGGCTGCCAGTTGAGTAAACGACGCAAGCGTCGAATAATGCGCTCCTGCTGGATTTTTGCTTTCCACATCAAGGTCAAAAGTCCCTGCTCCACCCACAGCCGATACATTCAGGAAGAACGATACTTCCTTAAACTGCATGACGTTTAGGATGGGATATGAAGTATTGGTCCGGTTGTCGCCAGAGGCAGTTACCGTACCACTAAACATCAGGATCTTTTTTCCCCCATACTTAGCGAGTTCTTTCTCATTGTATTGAGTATTTCCACTCATATTTTTTTACCTCCGTTCAATACAAAAGTCTTTGTTCGAAGAAATTTGTGTACCTTGAGCATGAAATCTCTAGTCATAAGCCGGCTTTTGAGCTCTGCTTTCACAGCCTTTTGGTGCTCTTCTTCATCGATCCCATTGAGGAATCGTTCCGGCTTGAAGTTTTGATCTCTGTCCCACTTGAGCTCAAGGAGTTTTCCCAGGATCCTGCGATCGCATGGCGCATAGTTTCCCTTGCCATCATCAACAACCATCTCTACAACATATCCTTTTTTGAACATCTGCAGAGGAGCTGGAGTGACAACGAGGTATCTCTTTGCCTTAGGATGCCACACGACCTTTAACCTGGGATCAATCAAAACCAACTCATCCAGGAAATACCTGGGCACAGTTGGCTTCTCGGCCCTAGTTTCTCCGATCGTAACTTTCTTAGGGTTCATTTATATCCTGCAGGGATCCAAATGCTTTTCTCAGATCTGTGGCCAGGTTTCCGAAGATGTGGCCCTCAGCCTGGAATTCATTCTTTTGGCCGACCTTTTGAAGGATGTTCTGTGCGTCTCCCTTTTCCCAGGTGACGATCTTTGGATTGAGGACGTGCATGATCAAGCTGTCATTTGAGATTGCTTCGATATGCCCATCGGCAATATATTTGTCCGTAACCAGGGGGATCTCTCTACCATCATAGTAGAAAGGAAGTCCTGACCAGCCACCCCAAAACACTTTCTGATTCGGGAGAGACTTGAAGGACGTGAGGAGAGACAGCCAGACGCGCCGGATGCCTTTTGTTGTGAGCATGGCATCGACCTGAGAAAAGTCCTCAACATCGTCAAGCATCTCAGTGATAAGATCCTCAACGAGGTCTCGGCCAACTCCACCATTTCCGAAGACGTGAGCTGTCCACTCAGGATAATTGGCAACGAGTAAGCCCTGCAAACCTGCAGCAGCGTTCGGTGCCGGAGGATCTGCGTCAGACATAATTCCTCCGATCCCCATCATTTCACCAAGACCGCACCCTTCCGATCCTGCGTAGGTGTCTTCGTTGTAGATGTATGAATCATTTGACCATGTAACAGCAGACTTCAAGGTGAGCTGCGTATCACTATCAACTGACTCGATCTCCACAGAATCAACCTCTTGGACTCCTCCGGCCGTGTAGATGTCAATCACCCTTTTGGCCTTGAAGAATTTTTTGAGGCTGGCGTAGTTAGGACTATCAACAACTAAAGTTGTGGTGGCGACGCCGGCGCCATTTGCTTGAGCAATCCTTCCGGATCCGTCTCCAATAAGCTGACGACTCATGTCATTCGAGATTGTCTGCCAGATCCCTTTCTTTTCGAATTCAATGGGACTGATAGGAGTGCCGTTCATTTCAGCAGCCTCAAGTGCCAAACCGTCGAACTTGATAGTGAACATTTGAGCTCGTTTTATATATACGGTTGTCTTTGACGCATCGGACTCTGCTGCGGTAGGATACGTCGAATTCGAAGAGGCCCTTGAACTTTGTGAGGCACCCATCATCAGTTTTTGAGTTGCAAACTCACCACTGACATTGATCTGCTTCCAATCTTTTCTGGTATTGTCAAACATCTTGGAGAGTGCTCGGATCTGAGAGACTACTCCGTCGCTAATATATTCATTGAATAGATCCGATTGTGTTTGAACATCAAACATAGTAATTACCTCCCAATGTAAATTTTAAGCTTTTTTACTTTGGGCAATTTTTTCATTAAGAAACGACGTTGCTTTCGAGAATGTGGCTGCTGCCTCGGCCTTGCGTTCCTGGGGAGTCATCGGTTTGTTAGGATCAACCTCTTTTTTATTAAGAGCTGCTCCTGCAGCACCGGTTCCCTGGGGTCCACTGACCGGAGGATTATTCTTCGCTTCGACCTTTGCCAGATACTCCTTGATGATCTGTTCTCTTTCTGCCTCAGTTTTCTTTCCAAAATCAGGATCTGCTTTAATGTAGGAATCGAACTTCTTCTTCTCACTTTCCTGCGAGAGCTTCATGGCTGCCTCAATGGTATATTTAGGTCTTTCGTTGCCATCGAGTTCTGCCAGGAGATCGATGATCTCCTTATCTGTGGCCAGAGGATAGTTCGGCTTGAGGCGATCGATCTCTGTATCGATCTCCACTTTTTTGTCCTTGAATAACTGAGAAAGCTGAAGTTGTTTAAGAGCTCCGACTTCTGAATTGAGCTGCTTGTTCATATCGATCATCTTGTTAAATCTTTTGGCGATGTCAACATACTGAGAATCACCCATTTCCTCGTCTTCGGCTGTCAATGGTATGTGATCGGGATCGATCTTCGGACCACCTCCAGCGCGAGTTACGGCTCCATCCTCAGCAATATGAAGTTTGCCTTCATCGATTGCAGTCTGTAGTTTCTGTAGAATTGGCATACCCTTTTTGAAGTTTGCTGACTCGATCTCAAACGCTCGGATCTTCTCATTAAGGGACTTCTCTTTTTCAGTTAGATCTTTCCCTTTTTTGTCATGATGATATCCAAACTGAGCTGATGTCGCCAGCTTATTTATGTCGTCGATCTCTATGCTTTCACCATCCACTGAGAGAGGGAGTTTCGCCGGATTTCCATCCTTGTCAACTATCCTGTATCCCTCCCAGGGATTTGTTTGTGCAGCCTTGGGATCTTCGACTTTCTTCTCTGGATCTGCCTTTTGCCCACCTTCATCAAGCTTTGGAGGATCGAGCTTTGCAGCATCGATCTTTTCCTGCCTGACTTTTAAGAAACGATTATAGGCGTCTTGAGGATTAGAGGGTGGCGTTTCCTTTACAGGTTCCTTTAC